TCACCAGACCATCGGTAGTCCGAGGCATTGGCGCGCCCACCGTTCCACGGCACGATTCTCCTCGTCGTCGCCAAGCAGCAGGAGGAAGCCGGCGTTCTTGCCGAGCGAAGCGGGTTCCAGCTTCTTTATCACGCCACGCTCCTGCAGGAACAGCCAAGCGTTGCTGATGTTCGTCTTGACTGTGTTCTCGCGCTTCTTCATCTCCTTATCGGCATTCTCGCCCATGGACTGCTCCGGCGTGAGCAGAATCATTCCGAATGCGTCGGCTATTGCGCGCCAGCCGAGCGTGTAGTAGCGGCATGGCGCGTTGACCTTGCGCAGTTTCTCCGGCGGTTGGTTGCGTTCGCGGTCCCAGTCGTAGGTCATGGAGCACATGAAGGAGATTGCGAGTTGCGCAGTGGCATAGCAGGTCAGGTTGTCTCCGCGCTTCTTGGCGAGGCGTCCGGTGCGGTTTAGGTCGTAAAGGGCTTGCGTGTTCTGGTATCCCATGTCTTCCATGTCTTTCCCTCCATGCTTTGCCTTAGAATGGTGCATGGAGAATCTAGCCGGTTTTCCGTCGCCCCGATTTGCTCTGGTCAGCGTCGGGGCTTTTTCGTTTATAACTGCATTGTAATTGCACTCGAAAGTAAAAGTCAAATTGCACAGCGGGCAAAATTGCAAAAGAGAAAATAGAGACGTTTGGTGCAATCGCAATTGCACATATATAAGACTCTACAAGTTTTAACATTCTTTTTTATAAGGCGCAATGCGCCGAAGGAAGGAAGAATTGGCACGTTCCAATTCCTCCATCTGTGGTAGCTTGAAGCAGAGAGAAGAAGGGGAAAAATGAAGAAACTGATTTACCTCGTGCTATCCGTGCTGTGCGGAATCTCCGGCATCTACGGCATATACGACACCATCACCACGCCGAAGTACGATCTGGCCACAAGCATCATAACGATTCTGCTCCTCGCATTCCTCGCATGGCTTTTCATGCATCTCTTCCTCAAGCCTGAGCCACGCCATAAGCATCAAGCGACGAATGCGCCTGAATCATCGCCGGAAGCCACCTCAGACGCTCCAACAGTGGAAACGGCACCAATCACCCACGTCAATGCGAATAGTGGCGTGGAGGACGATTACGTGGCTGTGGATATTGAGACCACCGGCCTAGGTCGTGACGCTCGAATCATCGAATTGGGAGCCGTGAGAATCAGGCACGGACGCAAGGTCGCGTCATACAGCCAGCTCGTCAACCCGCAGATTCCGATACCAGCCAAGGTCACGCAGATCACCGGCATCACCGATCGGGACGTGCGGCACCAGCCCACCATCGACAAGGCATTGCCCAGATTCTACGCTTTCTGTGGGCGTGACACTTGGATAGGCCACAATATCCGGCGCTTCGACATTCCAGTGATCGCGAGGGAAGCGCAGAGGGTCGGTGCCGGAATGCCGGACGTCAGCTTCTACGACACTTTGGAAATCTCTCAGACACTCCTGCCGCAGCTTGACCGCCATAGGCTGCTCGACCTCATCCGCTATTTCGGCATCGCCAAGACCGAGCGTCATAGGGCCGCCGACGATGCCGCACAGACGGCACAGGTATTCGAGCGCCTGAAGCAAATATAAGCTTTATAAAGACTTATAAGGCAATATAAAAGCCCCACAATAGTGGGGCTTCGTTCGTTTCAGAGGCTGTTCACCGCATTGTAGAATTCCTGCGCGTCCTCGGCCTTCTTGAATTTCAGGGGCAAGGAGCGCAACGCACTGTACCTCCACGTGACGGTACGCTTCTTGATCGTCACGCCCTGCAAATCAGACACCTTGTAAGCTTCGGTCTTCTTATACCGGTGCAGATACGTGGTGCCCCTGTCCAATTCCAGCCGGTTCGTATACAGACGAATCGCCAGAAACATCGGGTCATCAAGCCTATCGCACTCATAGATCGCGCCGGGTGCGGGCTGTGGTCGCTTTACCATGGTTACTCCCTTCTTCTTTCCTTGATTCTACAGGTCAGACGATGCAGACATGCTCGGCCATGATCTGGCGAAAGTCACCCAGCACCTGCTGCGTTACCTCCAATTCCTGGGCGATGTCCCACGAATTCCCGTCATACATCTGTTCGAGCAGTCCGTAATGGAGCGGGTCTATCAGCATGAGTGCCGTCTCGCGTCTGGCCCGATGCTCCTCGCGACTGCGTGCCACGTGCTCGCATGACGCATCACCATGCCGCCAGTGAGTCAATTCATGCACCAGAGTGCATCGCTTGGCCGCATACGTGAGTCGCCGGTCGATGAGGATTACGTCTGTGGAGGCGTCGTAGCAGCCCCATAGTCCGTCCGGCAGGATGGCGCTGGACACGGTGACCGGAAGTCCGACAATGGCGCGGCGCATGGCACCGTAGGTCATGCGCCGGTCGATCGGCAGGTCAGGCAGGCTCGTCGTAATCCGGCCCAGCCTCTCCATTGATCGCCTCCTGCTTGCCCTGAGCGTTATAGGCGGCAAGACCGTAGCCGCCTGCCCGCGCCTTCCTTTCGGCGGCTTCGACCGCATGACGCTGCGAATCCATCACGATGTCGCCGACCGATACGCCGGTGACCTCGCTGATGCGTTCCAGGTCGCTCAGGTTGAGAGGTCTTGTGAAGTTCTGGCGCTTGTACCAGTAATCCTCGCCGAAGCCGCAGGCCTTGGCGAATTCCTTGATGGTCATGCCGCTGTTCTTCTGGAGTCTGACGCATTCGCGCATGACCTGCTTGGCGAACTGCGTGACTTCGTTTGCTTTCATTCCCATGGCTCTCATTATAGCCAATTACGTAGCCAATGTGTGCGAATTGTGAAGAACTATGAAAATACATAGACGTGAACTACGAAATTGCGTAGATTAAGAACTGTCGAAAGGAAAACAGAGATGAAGACCACAGCCAAGACCAAGACCCCCGACCACTACCCGTGCGGCCACATGCGCGGCCCCGGCTGGCACGACTGGCGCGCCTGCCTCACCAAACAGGGAATCGAGGAGGATGAATGGCCGGTCTGACCGAAACCGCCAGCCGTAACCTCGCGGGCGAACTGGCCCGCCATCGCAAAACACGCGAAGACCTCGCCAAAGCGTGGGGATGCGCGCCGAAAACAGTGGACACGCGACTCCGCGGCCAAACACCACTCACGACCGACGAAATCGAAAAAGCCGCCCACCTACTCGGCCTCGAAGCCTCCACCCTCACCATGGTCCTCATCCAACCAATCGACGCCGCAAGCCAATTCAAAGCCTGAAAGCCACAACCAAAGGAGCCTCCGATGAACAGCAAGACCTACACCCGAGAACTGCGCAAAGCCTGCGTGGAAGCCGTCTTCGACACGATCGTCAAGGAAGCGCAGAAATGACCAGCCAACTACTCAACCCGCCAAAACCGCCGGAATCAAGGAAAACCATGAAACCGCGAATCGAACTCATCGGCACTACCGGCTACGCCATCCGCATCCAGGAAGACAAGAGCGGCCAACTCATCGAACTCCACGCGGACGGTGGGGAAGTCCTCGCGGACATCCCCGAAAGCACCCTCGACAACTTCGCCTACACGCTCAACGACGACCTAGGGAACATGCGATGAGCCAATCATTCGAACTGCGAATCATCGAGGACGGCACGCACAGCAGTGACCACAGCTGCCTCATCGGACTCAGATTCGACATGGCAGACGGATACCAGGAACACATGCTCAACAAAACCGACCTCATGAACCTCCGCCGCGAAATCGGACGAACACTCAAAGAACTCAACCAGAAGAAGGACAAGAAATGAACATCTTCCAACAACGAGAACAAATCCTCGCGAACCTCATCGAAGCATGCAAGGACCACGACGAAGAGAAAACCAACCACCTGCTCAACCAACTCACGGAACTCGACAAGACAGCCGAACAGAAGCCACTGCCTGAAGAACCGAAGGAGCAGGGCTTCTATGTCACCGCGAATGATGGTCGGCTCCTGCTTAAGGACATCGATGATGACTGGTCGGCGCGCACATATGATAACTCGGCTAAGCGCATCTGGAATGGCAATAGACAGTATGTGAAGTGGCCGACTGTCTGCGAAACGCTCCCGCCTGAAGCATTCCCACTCAAGCAAGTGAACACTGGGAGCGACGATGACTGACCATGATTACTGGCTTGAAGACATGCAAGCAATGAAGAAGCGGAAGAAGCCGAACTACACGCGCCGCCGCATCCTCTTCGCCATCGTCAGCATCGGCCTCATCTCCAGCCTGACCATCATGCTCACATGGCATGGCGGCAGCACCACCGCCGCGCTCATGGTGGAAGGCGTGTACATCGCCACCGCATTGTGGCTGATCGTCAGATTCGCGCCACGCGACTAAAAGACTTCCCACTGGCCGGCAGTCCAAACAAACAACCCAATCGGATTGTTCCGCGGGACACCCACGTTCACTCATTCGTCGGCCAGTGGGGACACATAACTGAATATCGATTATTATCCACGCGCCGACCATTATCGCTGCACATACACTGTCGGAGCATTCGGCTGGGCGACGGTTCGCCCGTCCACGGATTCCACTCTCTTCTCTCTCTATCAACCACGCAGGCACTCCGGTGCTTGCAAACCCTTTCAAGTCCGCCTGACGGCTTCAGTCACCGTCGGCCACGCCACCGGCCGTGAACACGTTCAGGTCTGTGTTCCAACAGTCAAAGTGGCGCTCGGGAATCCACGGACGGCACTGGTTCGACTCCAATGCCAGCCACTCAGCCCCATCCACTCGTCAGGACGGGGCCTACAACGTCAACAAGCAAAGGAAACACAATGGACGGAAACAAACCACAGGTGGCAACATGGGTGCTCTGCGTCGACGTCGACCCCGACAACCCGGAATCCGACCCAATGTTCATCGCCACACTTGACATGCCGCTGGACGGCAGTCTGATCAGCGTCGCCCTGCCCGGCAACAGACTCGGCGAATGCACCGCGCTTGCCGCCAGAACCGCATGCCAGGCCATCGACAAGGTGCTCAAACGTCACCTCGAACGCGGAGGCGGCAGCGACACCGTGGAAATGCTCGACGGCCTCCACATCGACCCGATGGGTGACATTCGGGACGGCAGGCCATGACCGACCTGCTCACGCCAGCCGAACTTGCCGCCATGCTCGGCATGAGCCCACGCACCCTCGCCAACTGGCGCAGCATCGGCAAAGGCCCGCCATACGTGAAAATCGGCGTGGAACCGCCCGAAGGCCATCAGGACAGGCGAAAAGTCCGCTACCAGCGTCAAATCGCTGAACGGTGGGCTCTGGCGCACGAATACCGAAGGACGGTGGCGAGATGAAAAACGGCACGTTCATTCCAGTGACACGGGTCCAAAGCCGCCCAGATGTCAAAAGCGATGGGAAAGCACGCTTCGGTGACAACAATCCGACCATCACGCAGCAAGGAATCGACGTGGACAAGTTCATCAGCGACAACCACGCGCTCATCGAAAACTTAAGGAAAGGAACACGTTGAAACACGAATACACGGGCGACGAGCTCGCCGAACTGAAGAAAATCTACGACGAGTCGGGAGAAGCCGGACTCCAGATCGGCGAAATGCGTGCGTTACGCAAGGCAGGACTCCTCACCCCGGACCTGCCACCGGAACAGGAGGCGCATGAGGACATCCTGGCCGACTATCAGGCCGTCGGCAAGCCCACGGCGGAACAGGCGGAACCGTCGAAACGTGACCTCATCCTCGCGCATTGCAGAAACCGCATCGACCAAGGCCAACCGTTCGACGGCAAGGAAACCGTCGAAGCGCTCGGCATAAGCCAGAAAACGGCAGGCAACATCATCGGCCAACTCCGCAAGGAAGGACTGCTGCCGGCCTTCGACCAGCATTCACCCCGCAAAACACGGAAAAACGCCACGACCGGAAAGAAGAAAGAAACCATGACCACCACATCGAAACTCACAGTGGACAAAATCACCGCAACGAAACTCACCCCCGTCGGAACCATCAGCGTCGGGCCACAAGCCACAGCCGATCCGCGCATCATCATCGCAAACGCCTTGGTCGGCATCTTCGACGCCGTATCAGCCTTGCAGCGCACCGCATTCCAAGCCAACGACAAGGTGGTCTACGGCTTCGCCACGAAACTGCTCACCGGCGAATTGATGGACATTAAGGCCAACTACTCGAAGGACGCAAAATGAGACTCAAATTCGATAGCGAGAGTGGCGTTTTCACCATCAAGCCAGAGTCCGAGGCGGAGATCACCAAGCTCAGGACGTCCGCGTTGGGCATCGCCAATCTGCTGGTCGATTATTTCGACGCCGACATCATCAAAGCAGACATAAACAAGCCAAGCAATCAGCAGGGAGCCTGAAATGAAGCGTATTCCACTCAAGGATACGGAACGCTATCAGATCGAGCGTTTCAAGCAGGGCAAGAAGACGGAACGTCATCTCGCGTGGCTGAAGAGCCGTAAGGCCGGTGTGGGCGGTTCCGACATGAGCACGATTCTCGGCCTTAACGCGTTCAAAACGCCTTACGAATTGTGGTTGGAGAAGACCGGACGCGTGGAACCGGAGGACATTTCCGACAAGTGGGCGATCGTCAAGGGCAATGCCCTGGAAAACGAGCTTCGTAAGCGTTTCCGCGCGCAGCATCCGGAAATGATCGTCACAGACGGCACCGACAAGCAGTTCATCAGCCGCGAGAAGACATACCTGCGCGCTTCCCTTGACGGCATCCTGCAAAAGGAAGACGGAAGCTTCGGAATCCTCGAAATCAAGACGGCGGGTAATCGCCGAGCGGGGGACTGGCATGACGAGGACGGCAACCTCCGTATTCCGCCTTACTATCTCGCTCAGGTCGAATTCTACGCGCTCGTCACTGGATGGACGTGGGGCTACGTGTACGCGGCCATCGGAGACGATGAGCCGGTAGAGATCCCGTTCCAGGCGGACGTGGAGGATATGTCCGCGATCGACAAGGCCGCCGCCGACTTCTGGCATTTCGTCACCACGGGTACTCCACCACAGCTTACCGGCGGGGATGTGCAGAAGGCGTTCCCCGAACCCACGCCGGACATCGTGGACGAAAGCGACGATGACGACCTGTACGACCTGCTCGCAAGATACGAGAGCGCCACCGGAATGCTGAATGACATGAAGGCCGCTCAGAAGGAATTGCAGGAGCAGATCATTCTGCGCATCGGCTCGCACACCGGCATCAAGTGCGGGAATTTGCAAGCCACCTACAAGCCGATGACCCGCAAGGAATACACCGTCAAAGCCACCACCTACCGCAAATTCGCATTCAAATCCATCGAAGAAAAGGAGCAATAAAAAATGGGAGCAATCGCACAGCAGGCGCAAGGGCAGCAGTTGCAGCCGCTCAATCCGAAGGGCAAGCTCAAGCAGCTTGTGGAGCATTCGTGGCCGCAGATCGCGCGTGTCATCGGCGGCAACCTCGACAGCGAGGCGCTGTTGCAGATGTGCATCAGCAGCATCAACCGCACACCCGCCTTGGCCGACTGCACGCCGGTCAGCGTCCTTTCCTGCTTCATGCAGTGCGCGGCACTTGGCTTGCGCCCATCCGACGTGGATGGATTGGGACAGGCGTACATCCTGCCCTATGGCAACAAGAACTATGCCACGGGGGAGAAGCAGGCCACCTTCGTCATCGGCTACAAGGGCATGCTGAAACTGTTGGAGAACAGCGGCATCTACGCGCAGCCGAGAGCCGTCTACGAGGATGACAACATCAAGCTCAAGCTTGACGAAAATGGCGTGCCGACCATCGAATGCCCGGACGAGGTGAACGTGGACGCCGACCACAGCGAGGACAAGCTGAAATTCGTGTACCTCTCTGTCCAGCTGCCGAATGGCGGACGCTACGCCGACTACATGTCGAAACGCGACCTGCTCGAATACCGCGAGAAGTACGCGCCACGCAATCGCAGCCGTCAGATCACCGGACCGTGGGTGAAGAATTTCGTGGAGATGGCGAAGAAGACCATCATCCGTCGCAGTTTCAAATATCTGCCGGTCAACATCGAGGCGAAGAAGGCCGCGAGCGTGGACGAGACCACACCGGATTACAGCGACGTGTTCCAGCCGGTAATCACCGATTCGACTGATGACGTGACTGCCGAGGTCATGGACACCGAAGCCGACTCCGAGCAGCAGGCCGATGCGAAGGACGGTGAGTGATGGCGGGGGAGACCGTTATCACGATCGTCGGCAATCTGACCGCCGACCCTGAGATTCGCACTTTGAGCAATGGCGGCACGGTGGCGAACTTCACCATCGCGTCCACGCCACGCGTATACAACAGCCAGGCCAACCAGTGGGAGGACGGTCAGGCGCTGTTCCTCCGCTGCTCGGCCTGGCGTGACCTCGCCTCGCATTGCGCCCAGACGCTCCGCAAGGGCATGCGCGTCATCGCGCAGGGCCGGTTGCAGCAGCGTTCCTATCAGGCGCAGGACGGTTCCAACCGCACGGTCATCGAATTGCAGGTGGACGAGATCGGCCCGTCGCTCAAGTATGCGACGGCTCAGGTGCAGAAGATGCAGTCAGGCTCATACCAGGGCGGCAACGCCAATGACGGCTATCAGCAGCCGCAGCAGCCC